TTCTTGAGATGTGCAATATCAAAGCGGTTGCCTTGCTCCAACCAGCTGGTGGACAGATCCTCAAAGGAGCTGTCGTAAGCATCTCTGTTAAATCCCCCACCTGTCATTGTTGCGGTGAGATCCTGCTTGTCAGTACGACCAAGAGTACTATCGTACAGGTCCGCATACTCAGCTAGCTTTGATTGAGGTGCCCCGGGGCCACCAGATTTGAACATGTAATCTTCTGCGAAATATCGTTTAGCTTCACGCGCATTCGCAGCAAGCGCATCGCCGCCTTCTTGCTCAACAAAGTCCAGCATGTCGTTGTCGATAAACTTTATAAATTCCCGCACTTTGGATCCAGCTAAGCCGTTACCTCGCGTGTATAGATCTCCAGCCAGCTGCCCAAGCTCCTGCCGAATTTGCTTATAGAAAAACCCAAAATTAAGCTTCGGATCATTGTCTATAAACAGCTGTACCCGATCTATAACTTCCTCCGGTGTTTCACGGCGCATTGCCCCTTCTTCACCAGCTTCATCAGCAACCAATTTAGGTTGTACAAGCTTATGCAATGTTGCTACCGGGCGATTACTTCTAAGCAGATATTCGGCCTCGGTTATGCTGCCTAGATTAATCTGTTCAAACTGATCGATAATTGCCTCTGCATCAACTGGTCCGCCGCTTACAGCGGCATATTTGCTATCTTTAGCAGTTTTTTGCGAGACATAGGCATTTTCAAGCAACGCTTTTATTCGGTCCCTTGTTGCTGTCGCAGGGCCTTCTAAATCTGTACCATATTGGGCGGTCAACCTATCAAGCATACTTGTAAATTCTAAATCTTGATCAAAGCCTTCCATAATCTTTGCATAGTCTGCATCATACTTTGCTTGCGCTTCAGCCACACCACCGCTCACATCATCCACAGCTGTTCGCGCAGTATCTGTAAGAAGCTCAGCTCCCTCTTGCAGCTTGGCAGTCTGCTGAGCAGCTGTCTCTCCTCCCAGCTCTTGAGCCTGTAACTTTAAGTCTTGCTGCACAGCTGCGATAGGCGCATCCACAGCGTCCACTACAGGTGATCCCGGAATATTCATGGCCCCAGCCCTGACGCCCAAGGCATTGCTTCGATCAGCTTGATTGTCAGTGCCCTTAAGAAGCGCACTCACCGTATCAATTGTGACCTGTTGGTTTTCATCCATGCCACGAATAGATTGTACTAGGACTTCCTTATTGTCCTCCACAATCTTAGCTACGCGCTGACGTGCCTCGGCCAGCATTGCTTCGTTAGCATCAGGTGGAAGGTTAGCCAGCTCGAGTGACAGCTGCATATAAACAGCTCTCTCTGGCCCCTTGGCTGCAGTCACAAATCCGCTTAGAAGAAACTGAGCTGCAGTGGTGGTAGCGGCCTTTGTTGTAGCTATCGCCCCTAAAACAACCCCGCCAAGGGCCATGCCTTCAGTCAGCGTATTTAACCTGTGTTCGATGACCCTGTCTGCTTCCTCGTCCCCTAGATCAACTAAGTCAGGGAAGGCTGGAAAGGTAGCGTTTGGGCCCATTACAAATGTGCCCTCGTCTGTGCCTGTAGTCAGCGTTGCAGCCGTTTCCCCGGTGAGTGTCGCAGTAAGACCTTTAAAGGTATTGAGCACAACATTGGCTACTTTAGATGTTGCTTGCGGGATTACAGATAAAGCACGTACTGTGCCCATCCCAGCGGGAAGACCAGCAATGATGGCAGGGCCAGCGTCAGCAATCAGCGCATCAAAAAAAGTACCGCCAGTATCGACATTCACTGCCTTTTCTTGAGCGCTCTCAACAAGGTCATCTGGATATTGATCGCCAATCGGAGAGGATCTGAGTAAATCAGCTCCACCTGTTTTCTCTAGAAAAGCGGCGTCTGCTTCTGTCAAATCAGACACGCTTTCTTGAATACCTTTACCTAGAATTTGTAGACCACCAACCTTGGCAGTAACATCATAGGGGTCTGCCCCAAAGAGCATCCTTGCCCCGCCCATCAAACTGGTTTGGGGTTCCGGGATTAGTGAGTCACTGCCATCCTCCCTTACAAATCTGTGGGAGTTACCAACCAGCTTAATATTCGGGTTCAGTTCTCTGGTATGTTCCCCGTTTTCGTCTTTCTTATAGACAATGTCCTTATATCGATCCATCGCCTCTCCGAGGCTGAGTCCATCGTACATATTGGTCGGGAAAGCAGCCTCAAAGGAAGGTTGGGACACTGCATCCTTAAACGGATCATCTTCGACTAAGATTGCACCTTCAAATGGATCGTCGTTTACCGCATCAGCAGCCATTATCTAATTCCCTTTTTTTAAGCTGTCACCCACTAATGAATTTTGTAGCGTTTGACTGTTAGGGTATGCATCTTTGAGCGCTTGTGTGACTATAATTGTTTGCCCGTTGTTATATGCAGAAATTAAATCATCAGGGCTTTGTCCTTCAGGAGGTGGCTCGACTGCAGATGTAGTTTGAAGATTAGTTTTGCCTTCAAGTGCGTCATATAATTGCGCGGATTTCACAGGGTCATAGTTTGGCGAAATATCGCTAGTAAATGCTGACTTAGCATAGTTATTAAAATTTTGCCCATATGGGTACTTTCTCAAACCATCCGTAATTTCTCTTTGGGCAATGATTGAACCAATCTTACCATTACGTTTAGTTTCAATGGTACGGATTGTGCTGGAAAGTAACCTATTTATAATTGGTAACGCTTTTTCTGGAGACAAGCCTTGCCCAACTTGTTGGAGGTTCATCGCTAGTTCTTTGTCAGATAGACCTTGGCCCGTAGATCCCATCAAACGCGCTTGGTCGTAGGCTGCTCTTAGCTGCATTGCAAACAGCAACTTGTCGTTTTCTGTACCTAGCTTTTCAAATATTGGTGTAGCAGCTGTTTCAATTCTCTCGTAACTAACGTCATCTTTGCCGAACATAGATGCAAACGCCGTGGAAAACTGATTGATCTCCTCATTAGCCCCACCAATCGCTGTAAGGTAAGTGTTCATTGCGCCGGGGTTTTCAGTGACTAATTTACGGTAATCGAGCAAGTTATCTATAATGCTGATGCCGTCTTGTACAAGCTCAGACGCTTCTTGGATTGGTGTATTATAGACCTTAACCATGGTGGCTACATCACCTTCTGGAGCAAGGAAGCCTTTTGTAACGTCTTCTATCACCTGACTTTCATCAAGCGCATTCACAAAGACTGATGCAGTAACCATTTCACCTTCTGCGCCACCTTCTTTAGGCACTTGTTTCGAAACTTCTTTTATGAGAATTTTACCGCCGAGATCGATCATACCGTCTTCGCCTACTGGGTAGTACGCTATAGGATCTTTTTTCTCTCGCGCAGCTTGAACAGCCCGGTCATTGTACATATCCATGACATCGGTCAGCTGGGCGATATAATCATCTTTAGCGTCTTTAGGAATATTCTCATTGTTCTGGATAGTGAGAATGGCTCCTGTGGCGTCTCCCGAATTTTGTATGCGTGTTTTGTCGAGGAAATCTGCAAAGTCAAATACGTCCAGCGTTTTCATAAACTCTTGCACTTGGGCAAGAGCAGCATTCTTTTCTGCTTCACCAATGGTATTATCAGCATTAATCGTTGCAATAAGCCTGTCTGCATCATCGACAGTTTCAATGCTTGAAAAATCAAGATCAAAGCCAGCTGGTTTCATTGGCTCCAACGTAATTACGTTTTCTTGATAACCGCCTTCAGTGCCCTCGAAGGGCTGAGATTTATCCCCAGCAGCCCATTCTTTAAACGCTTGGCTGTTGCTAATATTATCAATGGTTTTGTCTGCTGTTCCTGTATCGATCTCTGCAATGAGCTTATCGACATCTTCATCTGAGGTCAGGTAATTGCCGTCTTTATCTTTTCGGTCTAAAAACTCCCAAGTTTTTCTTAGGATGTGACGCTCAAATCTTTTTCCTGAAGAGGGATCGAGGTTTTTAGACCTAGCAAATGCAAGCCGTTGTTGAGCATAGCCGATAAAGAGCTTATCCTGAGTTTTCTCATCAAATACGGTATCATCCGTAATACCTAGCTGCTCAAAAAGACCACCTTCCCCCTCAAAGTCACGCAAGGTGCTGCCTACAAACTGATACTTACCAACGGGAGTACTGGCCAAACCCCTGTCATAGGCTGTTGTTTTCGGCGGCATATTAAGCTTAGACCAATTGAAATATTTTCCATTAACTTCAGTAAGCTCTATCAGCTCTTTCTTAGTCATCTCAGACACAGGTTTGTCTGTTTGGAAGAAAGTTTTCTTACCGTCTTTTTCACCAATCAGGGTTGCATTGATGTCCCCGGCAGATTCACCTTGGACAAGCCTATCCATTTCGGGCATGTCAGAGCGCGGGATATCTGGTATAACTGGACCAGCAAACTCTTCAACATTTCTAGAAATGCGGTTTTGTTTAACTGCTGTCTCATAGTTTGTTTCAACTTTTGTGGCGTCCCCTTTAAACGTCACTAGCTGGTTAAACATATAGTTGATCGTACCATCATCTCCCTCAAAACCTACGTTCCGGGCAATCTGTTGGGCCTGTTTAAGGTAAAGGGCGTTTTCTTCTTCTTGCTCCTCGCGCTTTAGTTTCAGACGTGTTTTTTCTGCTTTAAGATCAGCTGCTTTAAGGGCGTCAGCCTTCAGTTTAGCATCCTGTTTTTTGCTCATGAGGGGCACGTAGGTTTTTGCAAACCCCTCCAGAAAACTGCCAAATTTGTCAGGCTTCTGAGCGTAATTAATTCTACCGCTGGCTACTCCAGCCTGTACATCACGCCAACCCATCAACCATCTCCTCTTCAACAGGCTCCTCATCCATGCCGAGCATGGATTGTTGTTCGTCCTCAGATGCTACTAAGGGCTCTTCTGGCATTGCCATAAGACCGCCTTCTGGCGGTTCCTCAATCGTCTGCTCAACAGCTTCTGGCGCTGGTGTTGCGTCTTCAGCGTCCACTAGGCCGAGTGCCATTTTTAATGATGTTGGAGTGATCGACACACGGTCTTTATCACTAGCACCCATCTCGTAGGTTTTACCCTCAGCCTTCGCCATAATCTCAATATACCGAGCGACAGGCCCCGCCATGAGTATGGCAAGGTCAATGGGGATCTTTCCCCGGCTGATGCCCTGCAGCATAAGGCTGGCAGTTATAACTGTGATCGGGGTCTCTAAATCTATCAGAGACATAATCAGGTCAGTCTCCCGGGGCTCATCCATCTTAGTGATGAAATATTCAACGCCCTCATCGTAATCCACAATGTCCGGGGGCCTATGCCAGCCGTAGTTACGGGTGTCTGTCGTGTAGTTGGCTCCGGGGATTGGACTACTGAGCTTCTGCATCGAGCATCTCCTCTTCAGTAGGATCAACAGCTTCTGGCTCTGCCATCATCGCCTCTTCAAGATTGTCCATATACTCGGGCGTATACATCAGACCTTCCTCAGACATCTCTGCAATGTTGCGGGGCACCTTGCCTTCGATAAATCCTTTTATGGACTTCTTAATGGCATCTTCAAACTTCATTTCTACGCTCCGCTATTAATTGCGCTTGCTGTCTGATTTGTTCCCGTTGCCGCTCCAATTCTTTGAACTGGCGGTCAACAGCACTTTGCTGGGGAAAGGGTATTACTGTATCTGAGCTCACTGAGGCAGCGCTCCGTAATTTACCAGCAAGTAACCTTGTGGGCCTTGCACAACTGCTTGGGGATGGGTCTTCTGGACCTCTTGGGCCATCACGCCAAAGGTGGGCCCGGTATTTAAACCCACGCGCTTAGCTTCGGCGTTCCAATCCCAAGTGTAGTACCTGATACCGTCCACAGTTTCTAAGTGTTCAATGTTTTCTTTGAGGCGCATATCTGACGTTATAATAGCCGCTGTTATCGCGCCAAAGGCTCCCCATTTACCATCTGAGCTGCTTCCGCTGCCAGCTTGAGCTCTGATTTGAGCAGCTAGGATTTCAGCGTCTCTGGTAGCCTCATTGTCAGCGCCTTTGAATATGTAGTCCAAAAGATTATCTACGCTGTCCCACAGCCTGTTTTGCGCCTCTGTAGAGATATCGAGAGCGTTCTTAACGTCCTGACCGACAGCCTCAAACATCATAGCTGTGTCAGTAGTCTCGACTGTCTGTCTCCATTTGGCATTTGCGACATCGATGTTGTACTGCATTTCGGAGTAAAAACGGTCTCGGCTATCTGACATTTCAGCATTAAACTGGCCAACGGTATTAGTTTCCCCAGCGTTGAACTTAGCTAAAGTATTCATCTCTGTGGAGTTGTGCCGAGCAATTGCTGAGTTTAGCTCATCATAGAACTTGGCCATCTCGTTTCGGCTTTCTGCCGTAAACAATCGCTGGCTGTTCATAACCTTTTGGTCCTCAAAAAGAGCTTGTACGACTGCCTGTTTATTAACGACCTCGGCTTGCTGCTCATTGGTCAAGTTTTTTAAATCCATCTCCAAAAAAGCTTTGGCGTTTGTAACCGCCGCTGTTTCTCGAGCGTTAAGATTACCCAGCTCAAAATTAGCTAGGATCTTTGCTTTGTTAATGATGCCTTCTTGGCGATTGTCGAGGTTCTTAGTGGTTATTGTTTGGAAGAAAGCAGCCTCTTTATCAGCCACACCCAATGTCGCTTCCATCACAGCATTCGCATAGGCAGCGGTTGCCGCTGTCCCAGTGATACCGCTGAAAGCAATAGTCTTCTCGGTCTCTCTGACCATTGCTTGTGCCCAAGGCGGTATTTTTGGATTACCGTTGCTGTCCTTAAACTCAGCAGAGATAATATCCATCTGCCCTAGAATGGTTGCTTTGTGGTCGGTGTAACCGCCCTCACCAAGCTTTTCAGCTAGCAGCTTACCAGCTGGCGTGGATGTATCGATAATTGTGGAGATGTTTTGAGTGGCGAAATCATTAAGAGAGTTGCCCAGTACGCCTGTGCCTTCAGACTCTGCAGCTACATCGATCTCAATATCGCTAGTATCAACAAGATTATCGTCATCGATGGTTCCTGTCTCAGCATTTACCTTAGTGCTTGCATCTAATTTGCCAGTAACTGTTGATCCTGTGTAAGTTTGCGCCCCTGGATTCGTGACTCCAGAAACAGCGTTCACATCATCCACAGTCGCTGTGGTCAGGGTAGGATCAGCACCAAGGTCATACCGTGTGTCGTATGGGTTTAGATTTGTGCCAGTGGCATTAGGATCCATAGACGGGATTAGATCGGTAATGGTCATGCCTCGAGTGGATAAAAAGCCATTTGGATCCGCGACAATGGCTTCCATGTCTGCTTGAGATTTTACAAGCCCAGCGTCTTCAGCCATCTTGAGAATATCTGCAGCGCTGACGTTACCGGGGGATCTGGTTAAGACAGGAGCTGCAGGGGCTGGGGCACTTACGAAGCCACCTGCAGGACCATCATCTCCACCAGTATTTAAGCCGTATACTAGCTCCCCCTTTTCGTTCATTGAACGACCACTGTGGTAATCCGCCCACCCAGAAGCCCCCTGTTCTTTAGCTTTTTCTAGATTACTATTTTGCCAATTACTAAAGTCTTCCTTGGCTTTACTTACAACAGCCCCAACTTTATCCCCAATGCTTTGTTTTTCTGTATTCGTGTCAGCGTTAGACATCAGAGCTTCTCCCTTTCGCTCGCACAGACAGCGAGCTCATCGCGCAGCGCTATATAATCCCCCACCGCCGTGAGCACGTAAGTGCTCTGGCGCGGTAGGCTATCGAGCTCATTTGAAAGCCCTGTATTAAATTCATCGGAGTAAACAACAACCGCTGGGCAATACGCCTCTAGCTGTGTTCTATAGACCGTTCCGCACCCGATTAATGAGACCATCACGGGTACTAAGAGCAGGATCTTTTTCATGATCAGCCATCGCCTTATAAAAATCAGTTTTTTTGTTTGCGGCCTGTAGATCGTCCTTAAGGACTTTCTGCTTTTCTTTGTTCGCCCCAGCCAAGCGGCCCATCACATAAATGATTGGCATGGCCATAGCTAATGCAGCTATTATGTACATCTTGATTTTACCGAAGATAAACATTAGTGAACCCCATCCTTATGATCCTTAAATCGTGCGTATGCGGCGAGTCCTATGCCGCCTATGGCGCAGATTAAGAACAGTACTTTGAGGCTGTCTGCATATGGCAATAAGCCCTGCAGCTGGCCTGAGATCTCGTTCATCGCAGTGGCAGCTCCAGCAATACCTGCTCCTGCCATTGTCTTGGACTTAGCTAGGGACTTAGGTGCGGCTGCAGATACCTTTTGAGGCATTTCTGAGCCGCCCTCATCGGAGGGAAGAGCAGCATCTGAGGAGAACAAGGAAGCCTCTGCAGCACGTCTGCGGGTAAGGCCGTTAAGCGGTGTGAGCTTGCCGTCTACACGAGCCTTATTCCAGCGCATTAGCTGCTCAGGCACCTCGTCGTATAGCCCTTGATTGAGCTTCTTTAAGAGTGTGGAGCTTCTGAAAGCACCTGACCCAAGATTAAATACAAACGAGGTGAGAGCGTCATATTGGTATTGAGATAACGGGACATTAACGAGGCGTTTAACAGCTTTGCCGTGCTCATTTAGATCTTCTATAAGCCGCTGCTCGCAGTACTCTTTAGTCCACTTAGTGCCTGATCTGACGCCTCTAGTGGCACCAAATCCGCATGTGTAACGGTTTGCAGGGCATCGGTAGCTCGAAACCATGCCATCGGGCTGCACACGGTGCAGACCCTCAAACTTCTTTACTAAGTTTATTCCTTGGGCGGAGATTGATTGTGGGTGCATGTTTATCCTGTTGATAGGTAAGGGGCAGCAAAGCCTGTGCTAGCAGTGTTGTTTCTATTCAATTGTTCGAGCACACCTAATGACTGCGCTATATTGATACTCTGGTTACCAATTGGTTGACCCAGATTGTTGAATGAGGTCAGGACCAAATTACCTTGTTGGTCTATCGCTCGATTTACCCTATTCCCCGCCCTATCGACAGATGAGGGAATTAAGTTCCCTGAGTTGTCGAAGCTTGTAGTTAGATTAGCGAAGTTCTGCCGTGTCCCAGCATCAACTCCACCATTGTTAGCGACCTGCATAGCCAAGTCTTTAGCTTGATTGATCTGTACAGCCTGTACTCGGCGAGCTGTTTCCGCTGCCTGTACGTTGGCCGTGTCGGCTTGCCTACCTATGTCAGTACGCAATGCCAAATTAGCATTAGCATTAGCCCTTTGCATATCTGCGCGAGTATCTTGAGCTAAACGGGTGTCATCGCTGTAGCGCTCAACATAATCATCGAAGTTGCTCTGGAATGTATCCTGTGAACCTTGCAACGCTTCTTGATTACCCAGTACGGATCCAGCGTAAATATCTTGATTAGCAGACATTGTGCTTAGATCCGTAGCCAGACCTCTCTGACCAGCCATCACATCATCAGAAACGCCGCTGAGCTGGGTGCTAGCTGTGTCAGCAGCGCTAGTAATCCCTGCCTGTGTGTCTGCAAAGCCCCCGGCCATAGCAGTATTAGCATCCGCAAAGCCGGTATTAATATTGGCGTTTGTATTGGACAAAGTTGCAGCGGTGTCTTGGAAACCAGTATCAACAGCGGTCTGCAGATTAGCTCCTGCAGTATCTACGGTATCAAAACGGGTGCCCATGTTATTAAACCCAGCATCTTGGCTTGTTTGAAGCGTTCCAAGGCCAGTATTTATGTTCGCTGCATTGTCAGCCATTGCAGTATTTACTGCACCGAATTGGTTAGTTTGATCGGTTTTGTATTGATCAAGTAAGGTGGTAAGATCAGCAAAGCCTGTATTAACGCCTGTATTAACACCAGCTATACTGTCTGTGATATTTGTATTTACCCCAGCAAACCCGGTGTCCATATTATTGCCGATTATTGCAGCTTCATTGTACAGCCCTGTTGCGGCTGTAGGGTCAGCACCATCAACTCCTGCGATTGTTGGAGAGCCTATGCCACCCATAAGGTTTTGGTATTGCTCGTCTGTAAGACCGCCATCTACCACAGTAGGAGGTACGATTTGCACTGGCGCAGGAGCGCCACCGCCGCCTTTATATACGATTATACCCGATTGCCGTGGGTGTAGGTAGCGCTCAATACCAAACGGATTAGTTAGTGTCATTTGTCGATCTCCATGTCGTAGACATAATATAAGGGTTTGTAGGATTTGCCTGTCTGGCTGGTCACTTTAGCCAGCTTGCGGCCCCATCCTTTGCGGCCCCAAATTTGTATGGATGAGCAGCCGTTGTTCTTGCAGAAATTCTCAAAAACGTAATTGTGATCTAGCCAGATATCCCAATCTTCTACTGCACCGCCGCAAGTCATTATTTGCAAAGATTTGCGGTTTTCGTATTGCAGAAATCTGGTGCTTAGAACGGCTGTGATCTGCGTATTCTCATCTAGATAAACCCAGACATGAACCTCACCAGACATCGTTTTTTTAAACAATTGGAAGGTGTTCATTTCGCCCACGGAGTGGGCAAGAGCGCTATCTATATGGGGTTTAATTATAGGCCATTGGGCCAAAACATCTGCCGGGTTAAGCAGGTATAAGTTATTCATATGTGTGGGGATTTTTGATTGTTGTTATGGGGTAATATTATACCACATAGATGATTAAAGCAAGGGGTTAACTGGGAATATTAGGCCAATCGCCGCCCGTACCGTCCATATCTGGATACGCTAAATTAGGCCAGTTAGAGTGACCTGTAATATTACGCAGAGCGGTGCGATAAGTAACCCAATCACTAGGCACAGACCCACCGCTCTCAAGTGCCTTAGTCACAACCCAATCACATGCAGCTAAACGTTTATCTCTCTCTGCTCTGTTACGTGTAGCTACTTCAGCATTAGCAGCAGTGACTACAGCAGCACGTTCCTCGCTGGTCATGTCAGTGACACGCCGTGTATATACTTTACCGTCCTGCAGATATGGCGTGACTGCCTCGTTCTTCT